CGGGGCATGGAATTTATGAAAATGTAAACACAAGCTAAAATATTAATATCAATAGCAAATATGGATTATGTTACGTATAGGTAGGTGTACGAGATAACCGGGGCCATCGACATTTTCCTTGATCTTGGCTGCAGAGTTCCGAGTGAAAGCTGCTATGTCTCCCCCTCCCGTTCAGGTCAAGATGCTGCCCTTCCTGAGAGATATGACGGCTTTATTATAACCTGCTTCCATCTAAGTCCTGATGAAAATTGTCAATTCAACGTGTTCACAGAGGGCTAAAACCGATACAAGTTTACCAACCACTCAAATTATCGATGTCGGACGCTGTGTAAATAGCCTGTTGCCATGCCTCAGCCTGCATCGTACCGCCTGGTGCTTGGCGAGGCGACGGACATGATATTCGGTGGCAGGTAAAACGCGACCGCGCGGTCGCAAAATATCAATGACTCTGATCCAACGAGTACGATGGCTGGTGGCACCGGTTTGCCGAACTGCTGGAAATGCCACCGAGGCGGTTGAGATGCTCGACGGGGCTGAAAAAGCACCCTCAGATTTTTTGAGGATGGGCTGGAATATCACCAGCCACGATCCCAGGGGTCGTGATTATGGTACCTCCGGGCATAATTTTCAAAGTCGTCCACGGTTGGAATGGTCGCCTCTTGGACCTGTGTCCTCACGGTCCATGGGATACAAACCATGAGACTGTGAATCGCGCCCCCCAGCGCGGTGACCGCAGGGCATTCCTCGGCATCAGCGGGCAGGTTCTGCAAGTAATTCCTCAACAGACTACATTCTCCGAGGATGAGGGACTTGCTTCCGGCGTCATTCCGAGTGAGAAGGCTTTGAACCCTACGCTTGTATAGCTCGAAATGGTTCGGCTGCTGGAAGTCGAGAGGGGCGGATGGATAAACCCCATCCACCTGTTCCTGGTGGAGTTTCATGTTGAACTGATTGACAAGAGTAGCAAAGCGTGTTGAATCGCCGTACCACGTCCGAAAAAGGTTATCACTCTGTCTAAAGCCATACCGGTCCCGAAGTCGAAGGCAGCCCTCAAGTAGGCCTTCAATCCGATCATCCTCTAACTCGTCAAGACAGGTGAAGAGGGGGGAATCCGCTTCTTCGCCTGGTATCTTGCCGACGGCGACAACGACGACAAAACCTGGGAAATCCTTCCATGGCCAGCCGATCCCGCCGGCAAGGTACAGATATCTGTCACCTGTCTCCATGTTCTGATAGACGGCTGGTTCCCTATACGGGGCAGGCCCCATGTTTAGAGAATCAAGGTGGGCGTTCAGGACGGGGTCCACTGACTGGATAACCTGAATGATGGATTGTTCTTTTTTCATAGAAACCCCCTATATTATGATATGTTGCAATAAGCGGTTCAGGATAAATCGCAGTCCGCAAAGAATGAAGCTGCGCAATACTGACGCGCCATAGCCTCATAATTCAAGGCATGTCGGAAATGATCTGGCCCGAGCTTCACGTACACATAACGCTTTGATCCGGTTTCGTCGTCCTCTTCGAGTTTTTTCGCTATATTATGGAGATGGTCAGCGAACGTTCGCACAATTTCATTGTCTCTCGGTAAGATAAGGGATTGATCGATGATCTCTCGATGTGATGCGTCCAGGCTTTCGGTTCGGTTGCAGGATACGATCATTTTCTTTTCATCCCATGCATAGGCTCCCTTCTGATGTTCAGCGTAATAATTTAAAAATATTTTACCCTTATGTCTTTCTGCAAAGGCCCGAGCATTTCGGATCTCTGGAAGAGCATCCACAACACAGTGGGAGACATGAAAATTCATGATGAGCCTGTCCAATTCTTCCCATTCTTCATAAATCCCGAGGTGGACAATTTTTCCTGCTTTCTGCCCGTGCCTTTTTGCAATCACGACATGAAGATCCTTTCCCTGGTCAACTCCCATCGTACAGGGGCCGGGGCTCTGGTTCTCAATGCCATCATCGCCGCACAGAGCAATGACCTCCTGAATCGTTAATCGGTTCGTTGCCTCCACGTAGGCAATGCCGATTTTGAGGTTATAGAAATCAGTCAAGTTGTTGGTCGTCCTGAATTGGTGAAGGATCTCAGCAGGAGCGACGAATTGGCTGAAAAGTTGGCTGTAATGATAGCCGCGTTTGTCTGTTACCCCCGGCCTCTTGGCTACCCACTGGCCAATCGAAGGATTTAACTTTGCCTCGCACTTCCTGCAAGCTCGTATAACCCCGCCTCCGGTTTCTAGAAGGCAATCCGGAAAGGTATCCTCAAGACAGGTGTACTCCCCGCACTTCTCGCACTTCAGAAGCCAGTAGCGCTGATCCGTCTCCTGGAAAGCCCGGTCAATGCCATAGTCAGGAAGGGTCGGGTTCGAGAGCTTAAGGACCTCACGAAATTCTGAGTGTCCCATGCGCTCCATGGCCATATCAACGGCATTCTGCGGAGCTTCGTCCAATTCGTCAAAAATAATGAAGTCAATGGGAATGGATTTCAGACCCACTCGGGACGTCATCCCGCGCAAGTAGAGGTAGCAGTTCCAGATCCGCTTGATGTTCGCCGCGTCGGTGTTGGATAGCCACTTTCCGATGGTCTCCGGGTTTTCGTCAATAAGGGGGTCAATTCGCCCTTTGGCAAAATCGGTAACGTCGGTCTTGTTGGGGAACAGGTAGAGAATACCCCGGTAAGCGCCATAACGGGCCTTGTAAGCTGTTTTAAGCATAGCCTTTGAGGTAAGGCCCATCTGCGCGGCTTTCAATTCAACCTGGTGCGGATGATCGTCCATGTAAGGCCCAATCAAGTATTCATGCCGCTCATAGGTGAAGGGCTTTCCATCCAAGACAATACCATGCACCCACTCGTGAAAAGGTCGGCACTCATCGCATTGGCCGAACTGCCGGTCAAGTGATAGAAACAGATCCTCGTATAGCCTTGCCAGCTTTGAGTGCCTGGACGATGCGGTCTCTAACATCCTTATCTACCTCCCCAATAGCTGTTAAAACTTCCCGCTGAAAGTCGGCCACGGCTTCCAGATCATACAGGGTTTTGAATATCTCCAACTGCAATTCCAATTGGCCTCGGATTTCTCGCATGGCCCGCAGGGTCGTATCGTGATCCTCCGCCTGTATTGCAAGCTCCAGAAGGGTATTCGCCTTGCGGTTGATGTTCAGCAACTGATCGACGGCGTTCAGGTTTCTGTCAACGACTTGGTGCGCCCGTTCCAGAGAAACATTCTTCATAACGGAGAGATTCAGCTCTTTCTTGGCTTTCGAGATGGCGCCCTCTGTTACCCCGAAAACTTGAGCAACTTCACGTTGAGACTTTCCAGCGTTAAGCATCTGATTTAACTTCACTCTGTCAATTTTTTGGCTCGGCATTGGTAAACTCCATTTCACATTGGTTAAGAACTTTACGTCAGCCCTGGTTTCCGTTTTTATATGTCGCGGCCTGGTAAATGCGAGCCCTTGACCTCGCGGCGGCAACCAGAACAGGCATGCTTACCCCTGGCTTCGATGGCTTTGTCCAGGACCATCCGGGCCACTCCCATGATCTCCCCGTGGAGCTGCCACAACCTTTCAACCTGTGTCAGTTGGATCTCTTTCATCTGTTCGCCTCCCTGCTCTCTTACACCTTCTGCCGCGCCCGCGCTGCTACTCTTAGGCCGCCGACGTTTCCGTAAATGGGGTCATAGACCTGTGCACGAATCCTGTGCTGGCGTCATGTGGTCACCCTCCCCGTGCCAAATAATCGGATATAAACCTTGAAGAGGCAGCCTTCATCGAAAGCGCCGTATTTGGTATGCAGCGCTGCAACCTTTTCAGCCATTTGGATCTCACGCTCCTCGCGCGTGTAACCCTCAGCCCAAACATGCCGTTCCTGTTTGGGAACGATTGAAAATGAGTCTGATTCCAGTTCCTTCTCCATTATCTCGACCCGTCTCTTGATGCTCATGATAAATCTCCTTTCTTTCGTTTCGACTCCATTTTCCGTTCCAGTTGTTCAATCCTTTCTTCCAGATCGCCGCCCTCTATGACCCTGACCAGAATGCTCGACATGTAGGCCAGTGTTTTTCCAAGATTCACTTCGATCAAGCCGTCTTCCGTTCTTACGATTAACGAAGCCAAATACCTTCGCAGATCGTCTAATGTTTTGAGTCTTTTCCCCGGCATAACTCCCCCTTTTTGTCACGTAATAGCGATTTAACCATTTGTAATATTGCTATTATTTGATACCCCCACCCCCCTATATACCTGCTGTCTTGCCCTTGCCGATGCTGCCAGGACACCGATGTGCACATCGCAGTAGTCATAAACCTTCGCCTTGTCCTTTCCCGGTGCCGGTCGTAGGATGCGCCCCAAGTATTGTGTAAGCCGCCCGTCAAACTTTATCGGTGTCGCCAGGAACAGCGTTGACAGCTCCTTACAATCGAAGCCCTCTCCGATCAGCTGCCCAGTGGCGATCAGTACCTTGACACCCCCACTGTTCAGGCGTTCCACAATGGTCTTCCTTGAGCCGTTTGACACTTCCCCCGTAAGGATAGCCGTCTCGACACCACACGGGGAAATAAGGGCTGCCAGCGCACTGCAATGTTCTCTCCGGTCCGTGAGGACGAGACAAATCCCGCCGCCGTTTGTGGCCTCCCGG